TATATTTGCAGTATCATGTGTTACAAGTGTATGATAACTACCTGTAACTGTAATAGATTCATCTGTACCAACAGTTAGTTCAGAACCTGGACCGAATACCACTGGACCAGGTAATGTTACTGCTTTCTGAGCTGCTGTTGTTAATGTACCAGCTATTGTTGTATTACCAGTAGCACCAGCAACATTAAACTTATCAGTATTTACATTTATATCAGTGGTTAAATCTACTTGTCCAGTAATAGATACCCCAGTAGCAGTGGTTGCAAATTTAGGATCGGTATGAACACCCTGATCATAGAAAATTCTAACTGCCCCATCAGCGATACAATTTATAAAAGCTTCTGATCCTGATGTATTTTTCTGTAGATATAAATTACTACCATTTGTAGCAATTGCTAATGATCCGTTACCTATTTCTGAAATATAAGTATCATCATTACCACCACCTTCATAACCATTTTTATTAGTCCATATCCGTAATCCATTTCCACTTGTACCAACTTCTAGATAATTATCACTTATGGCACCATCTGTATATTTAGCGTCACCAATTGTTACTTTTCCAAAATTGGAAGTTCCAGTTACATCTAATGTACCAGCAATAGTAGTATCACCATCTGAACCTGCAACTGTAAATTTATTAGTATTAACACTAAAATCGCCAGCAACTCCTAATGTACTGTCAAGAGTAGTAACTCCTGTTACATCAAATGTACCAGCTATATCAATATTGTTTGCTAATTTAGCACTATTAACTGCATTATTATCAATAGTCCAAGTACTACCTGATACAGTTATATCACCTTTATCTCCATTAGTTAAAGCAGTACTTGTTACATTAGGTAACTCTTCAGTTTTATATCTTATTTGATTGAAACTTTTATTTAGATCTGCAGCTGTTATAGAACTACCAGCAGTGAATGTATTAGCAGCTGTAGTGACATCTGTTACTCTTTTGATTAATACTTTATCTCCATCAGCTAAAGCAGATGTAAAGGTAATAGTAGTACTACCACTAGAACCAGATAGAGTGTAGTCTGTACCAGATGTTTTCTTAGCATATATCTCTGCAGTAGCAGAAGCACCAGTACCACTTGTAAGATTACCAAATCCTACTATAGGACTAGTTGTGTATCCAGTACCCTTATTAGTAGGTACTCCAGCGTTATCTAAAGATACTTGACCATTAGCTACATCTACTGTTAAAGCAGCACTACTACCACCACCTCCTGAAAATTCAAGAGCAGCATTAGAAACTGTAGCATATCCAGCTCCAGCATTATTCAATACTACTTTTTCTACTAAACCTTTACCGATGTATATCTCTAAATCTGATGATAGTGTATAGGGAACAGTGACACCAGAAACCACTGTAGGAGTCCCACTAATTGTAATTGTTTGTTCTGTTGCCATTGTTATTTATACATGTTTAAGATGTTTGCAGTTTCTTGTGTCTTAAGTTGACGTTTAACTTTCTGTTTCCTTTGTGTTTCTATCTCTTCTTTAACATCAACTTCATTCATTATAGATGCCCAAGCAAGTCTTCTCGCATCTCTAAATAAATTTTCTATTACTTTATTATGATAATAATCTCTAGGTTGGAAGTCAGCTCTTTGACCAGATGCAATATCTCTTTGCATTTGTTTCAGAGATGCTATGATCTTTTTATTCCTAGATAACTTATTTAGTTGTAATTCTAAATTTTGATCACCTATAGCTTTTTGAAACTTAGATCTAATTCTTGGTGAATCAGTTAAGTTAGTACCATCAGGACCATAATAAGTAGATTGTCTTAAATCATATCCACTATTAAATAATAACGTTCTACCAGGACTATGTGTGAAGTTAAAATTAACAGGAGATAATGCATTCCACATTCTAGTTATAGGATCATGATCTCTAATAGGTTTACCATTTAATAAATCATATTTAATAGGTAATGGCTCAGATGCTATTCTTTCAGTAAGTAAGTTTCTATTTCTTATAGCATCAAATATACCTGAATTTAATTCTCTTAAATGAGGAGTAAATAATTTACCTAATTCATTTCTGATACCAGATAAAGGTACAACATTATTAGCTAAGTTAGCAGCTATTCTATTAACTTGTCCAGGCTTACCTCCGACTAAATCAACGAATTGTTGCATACCAGCAAGATAAGACTTACTAGTTAAACCTTGAGCTATTAATAAACTAACTTTAAGTAAATTCTTTTCTGTCCATTCTGGACCCATTAATTGACTAGCATCACCAATATTCGCTACTGTTTGTAAGATAGATGAGAATGGTTCTATAGCTGTATGAGTAAAGCTAATATCTCCAACAGTAATCTGATCTTGTTTATATCCAGCATCTAACCATGCTTGTCTTTTTTGTCTATCAACTGGACCACTACCAGTTAAATCTCCTCTCATCCAAGCTTGACCAGCCATAAATATAAGAGCACTACCCATAGCTAATCTACCAGTTTGTAATGCCTTAGCATTAGCTAGTTCATCTGCATTAGTAATCCCATACCTAGCAACATCGTCTAGATTATTAGGATTAGCCCATGCAATATCATTGAACTCTTTAACTATGAAATTAAAGCCAGGTGTATGTTTAGCTGTTAGTTGTAATCCATTGATACCAGTTCTAGCAAATAAGAAGAAAGGTTTAGCCCATGGATTAGCTTGGAATACTTGGTTTAATCCAGATACAAATCCACTTAGTTCCTGAGTAAGAGTAACCTCTTGTCTAGCAAACTTAGTAGCTTTATCTATTATATTACCTTGACTATCAAATATTTCTCTATAGAAGTCTTCTTCATATACTCTAACTAAATCAGGAGTTATTTCACTATAAGCTGTTAAAGCACCTTTAGCTTGAGCATCCATAGCAGATCTTAATGCTCTTTCTCTCATCTTAGCTCTACCTAAGATATAAGCAAAAGAATCATCAGTAGCTGCCATTACTTTAGTTGAGTAGGTAAAGAAACTATTATTATTCATTGACCTAGCAAAGTTAGCTAGATTAAACCAAACTCTATCTCCTGTTGTAGCTCCAGATTCAGGGCTTTCAACCCATCTTCTTAGAACTTCCCAGTTATCATCTGCTCTAGTATATTCAGCGAATCTTGTTTTAACAGTAGCTAGATCACCACTCCAATAAGAATTTAATTTAGTTTTAAATAAAGTAAATGATTCTGGAACAGCTTCTATCATAGCATGTAGTTGAGATAATCCAGCTTTTAATGTAGCAGTATCTCCTGTAAATGGTAGACGTATGGCTGCTCCAATCGTCTGTGACATCGGTCTAAGGAATGTAGCAGTACTTGTACCCATAATAGCTCTTACAGCGGTTTTAGGGCCACTGAGGATACTATGGATCATCATACCTTGAAGTTCTCTTATTAGAGCACCTGTTTGAGGTTTACCTTCAATCTCACCACCTTTGATCATTTTCCTAGCCCATGCATCAAAGTCATCAATAGAGTTAACAGTTTTCATTGATGAGAATGCTTCAAATAAAGCCATCAATAAATCTCCTTCTCCATTCTTATCAGCATCTCCAGCTATCTTTAAGATAGATTGTATGGATTCTCTAGTATCTTTCATATCAGCTGAAAGAGTTTCTTCTAGATATCTACGTTTACCAGCTCCTAATTCTCTAAAGTTCTGTGATTTAACAATCCTAGCTCTTTTAGCTTCAGTTAAAGCAGTTAACATTGTATCTACTATCTGTTCTGCTGGTCCATCAATATCTGTTAAATCAGCAAAAGTAGCTATCTCTCTACCAGCTATACCTAAGTCTCTTAGTTGTTGAAGTAATGTACCTACTACTAAATCAGTAACAACTACATTTCTACTGGTAATTGTAGAAATCTGATCAGGAGTACCTGAATCAAATATATCAGCGGAATCAAATATTTCTTGTAAATATTCATCTGCAGACATGTCAGCGGCATTTCTACCTTGTGTTATGCGTTGATGTGCTGCTATAGAATCTCCAAATACTTCTACTAATCTCTTTCTACTACCACCTACATCTCTTAATACTCTTTGATACTTTTCACTACTTAGTAGTTTCTGTAAGGTTTCTTCTACTAGATCTTCACTAATGTCAGCTTCCCGAGCAATACGTTCTCTTTGCACTGGTGTAGTAACAGTACCAGCAGATCCTTCTTCAGCATCCCAGTTCTTTCTTATCTTCTTTTGATTCTCCCAAACAATAAAGGGATCAGTTTCAGATGTATGAGATGCCTGCCATGAATCAGCAATTACTTTATTTTTACTACCTCTAAATCCAAATTCGTTACGTCTTACTTCTTGTATAGCCTTTCTGTTAGTTTGAAGATCAATACTTTGCTGTCTATTATTTACAACATCTCTTACCTTACGACCACCTTTACCTAGTAGAATAGTAGCACCGTCAAATACAAGACCAATACCCATACCTTCTACTATATTTTTAAACTTCATCCATAAAGGATGGTCAGTATCTTTAGTAGTAAGAGGTGTATCCATAAGACCATATCTTTCTCTTAGCATACCAAGAGCATTATGTCCATCAGATTCTTTAGATACTAAATCAGATACTGCACCAATTCCAGCAGCTCTAACTAAACTATTAGCAGCTATACCAGTAGTAGCTAATGCTGTTCTACCAAGTGTTACTTTAGCAGTAGGTATAATAGCAGCAGCCATAGAACCAAAATGAACTACACCTCTAGCAAGATTACCCCACCATGTTTTAGTTACAATTGGATTGGAGTATGACCCGAATGGATCCCATTCAGGTGCATAACTTCCTTTTTCTTTTTTCTCACGTTGCATTTCACCTGAGATCGCATCAGCTGTACGCTCAGGAAAGGTGGCTATAGAAGTAGCAGTATCTTGGAGACCTCCAGGTATAATACTAGAGAGTTCTTTTCCAATTGCCTTAGCACCCCACTTCTCTTTTTCTCTTGGATCATCTAGTTCAGCAGCTTCTTGTTGATCAGCTGCCTCTCTTTCCTGTCCTATAACATTTCTTTCTTGTTTCCTTGTTAGGGCTTCACCAGTAGGAGAATCTAAAAAGTCCTGTTTTATTTGATCTATGTCTAGTTCTGGATAGTCTTTTTGAAGTTGATCCAAATCTATATTTAATTCTGGTTCCATATTACCTTAGTAATTGTTATTTTGTAGGGAACATTTCTTCTTTTTTCTTCCAACCTTCTTTGATTCTTTCTCCTTCTTCTCTTATCTCTTTTACTTGTTGCTTATTCCTTTCATTCATACCTTGATATATACCAACAAAAGGCCAACCAACTCCTTTCCAATCAATATTAGTAGATTTAGAAGGATCTTTCTGAATTACTTCAGATTGTACTGCAGGTATTAATACGTCAAGTTGATTGAATGGTGAGATC